ATTAATGTATATTCAATGCGACTAATCAATGAGTTAAAAACGTTTATTTGGCACAACGGTAAGCCACAAGCAATGAGAAGTTATAATGATGATCTTGTTATCTCTCTAGCAATAGCATGTTGGGTCCGCGACACAGCCCTAACTGTTAATCAACAAGAGCTAGAATATACAAAGGCATGCTTAAATTCAATGGTACAAGTTAATACTAGAATCAACACCACAATGCCAGGAATGGAAGGATATAACCGCCAAGAAGCTGTAGATGAAAAACTCTTTCAATTTAAAGAAGATTATAAACAGTATTCATGGCTCATTAAAGGATAAAAAATGGCAGACAGCACAAAAAACAATCCCGCTAACCCCCAATCAGAACTATTTCGACGGCTAACTAGACTTTTTTCGGGCCCAATTACTAATTGGCGCACCCAACAGAATCGTAAAATTCGTCGTACTTCTCTAGATCGATATGCTACAGAATTCAGATCGGCATCGGGTCAGCAATTCCGGAAATCGGAGTATAGTCCTTTTGATGTCATGCATTCTAAAATCATGGCACAACAAAACCGTGCCGAACGATACACAGATTATGAACAAATGGAATATATGCCAGAACTGGCTTCGGGTTTAGACATTTATGCCGATGAAATGACTACTCACTCATCGCTAGAATCTATGTTACATATTAAATGCCCTAATGAAGAAATACGTGCAGTACTACACTCTCTTTATACAAATGTGCTTAATCTAGAACATAATTTGTTTGGTTGGTGCCGGTCCATGGTTAAATTCGGAGACTTTATGCTTTATTTGGATATTGATGAACGTTTGGGGATTAAACAGGCAATCGCTCTTCCTATAAAAGAAGTAGAACGTCTCGAAGGCGAAGATCCAACAAATCCTCAATATATCCAATATCAATGGAACTCGGCTGGTATGACTTTCGAAAATTGGCAAGTGGCCCATTTCCGTATTTTAGGAAATGATAAATATGCCCCCTATGGGACCTCTGTTTTAGAGGGCGGCCGCCGTATCTGGCGCCAACTCGTTCTAATGGAGGATGCAATGATGGCCTACCGAATTGTGCGCTCCGCAGAACGAAGAGTTTTTTATATGGATGTAGGAAATATTGCCCCGCAAGATGTAGAACAGTATATCCAAAAAACTATTACAGCCATGAAAAGGAATCAAGTGGTAGATTCTAATACTGGACGCGTGGATCTTAGATATAACCCTTTGTCTGTGGAAGAAGACTTTTTTGTTCCTATCCGTGGCAACGATTCATCAAAAATTGAACAACTTGCAGGCGGCGCCTTTACGGGCGATATAGATGATGTTAAATATTTGCGTGATAAACTTTTCGCAGCCATTAAAATACCTCCTGCGTATTTATCTGCCGACCGGGAATCATCCGAAGATCAAACTACTTTGGCTCAAAAAGATGTACGTTTTTCGAGAACTGTTCAGAGACTACAAAGAGCGGTTATTTCGGAACTGGAAAAAATAGGCATCGTGCATCTCTATACATTGGGATTTCGAGGAGATGATTTAGTTAGTTTTCGATTAAAACTTAATAATCCTTCGAAAATTGCCGAATTACAAGAAATGGAACATTGGAAAGCCAAGTTCGAAATTGCCGGAGGAGCGACAGAAAATTTCTTTTCAAGGCGCTGGGTTTCTGAACATATTTTTGGGCTTTCAGAAGAGGAATTTTTAAGGAATCAGCGTGAGATCTTTTTTGATCGCAAATACGAAGCCCAAGTGAATGCGGCCGCTGAATCTATGGCAGAATCAGAGGCTTTCGCGGGGTCCGCCGGCGAGGGGTTATCCGCAGATCTAGGAGGAGGCCTTGGCGATGACATGGGCCTGGAAGGAGGAGATCTTGGAGGAGACATAGAAGGAGGAGACCTTGGTGTCGACCCCGCTGCCGCCACCGACGCAACGGGAGGTGATGAAGACACTACGCTTTTGGCCGCCCCGCCGGCCAAACGCGACTCTGAGACAGGGAAGGTACTTACCCATAAGTCAACAAGACCATCAGCAAAGGGCCACACATATACATCAGTTAAACATGCATCTGGTGATGGCAGAAACGGGCGCCCCCAAAATTACCGAGCAAAGGGGATCCCAAAACCAAAAACGTGGTTACCGGGTTCTCCTGGGTTAAAGAGTTTGGGAAAAGGGATTTACGAACACCAGGAATCTACTTATAATCAAGAAGAGGATCTATTATTCGAAGCTTCCAACGAAGTAAAAACTTTAATAGCAGAGTTAAGTAATCTGGAGATTAAGATAAATGAAGATGAAGCATAATAAAAAACGTAATACGGCTTTTATTTTTGAAGTATTGGTGAGGGAACTCACTAAATCTATTATCGAAAAAGATGCCAAGCAAAAGAAGATTATTTTATCTCTTATTAAAGAAAATTTTAAAAGCAACAGCGCGCTGGGCCGCGAGCTAGAACTTTATAAAGCTCTCTTAGAGACGCAGGGTATAGAAATAGATGTGGCCGAAAAACTTATTTTTGAATGCAGAATGCAGCGCTGTACTATTGATCACAAGCAACTATTTTGTGAACAAACTACACTCATCAGTAAAATTAATAAACATATTTCCAAGAGCGCTTTTACTATTTTTCTCCCCAACTATCGTAATGTGGCTAGTGTTTATCAAATCTTTAATCCAAACACTAAAACCAAACAGAGGGTTCTTCTAGAAAAACAAATTATAAATCAAATGGTAATCAAAGAGAACAAAGAGGAACAACTCCTACAGCCGATTAGCAATTTAACTTTAAAGACATTTGTCAAAAACTTTAATCATAAATATGCGGATGGTCTCATAAATGAGCAAAAAAAGTTACTCCATAAATATATTTCTTCTTTCCACGACGGGGGGACGGAAATGCGTGTATTTCTGAATGAAGAGATAGAGCGCCTTAAAATAGAAATACAACACTCTCTCAAACTTGAAGAAATCCAAAACGATTCAGATATGTTTCAAAAAACGAAAGATGTTTTAAATATTTTGAATAATACTTCCAAACGTCCCATAGATAGCCCGTTGATTCAAGATATTTTGAAGATTCAGAATTTAGTAAAGGAAATCAAGCACTGATGGCTATCACAATCAAAGTCGGAAGAAAAAAAGAAGAAATAACTCTTAAATTAGAAGCGCGCCGAACCTTGGATGGAAATATACTCATTTATGATCATGATGATATGGATATCGCGCTGCTTTTAAAAGAAAAGAAAATTTTGACTTTCCCTAAAGAAAAGGCAACCGATACACTTTATGATTCTCAAAATAGATTATTTGAATTTTTACGAAAAAAGGGACTCATTATTTTAGATTCAATTCGAGGAGGTAATATCTTCGGGTCTATAGAAGCTATGATAGCAGAGTCTATAAATGAAGATTACGATACGGTAAGTTATCTTCTATATGGAATTTCCGAGTTCATAGAACACGAAAAACCATATATGGATTATATTAAAGATTACGAACAAATGATGGATGACTATCTTACAGAGCCAACGGAGGAAGACTCCACTGAACTAGGTGAAGTCCCCCAGATGGCCCAGAAGGGGACAATACGCCCCGGATATAACTACGCTCCCTATTGGATGAGTTATATGCTTGAAAACCAAAAGAAAAAATAATGTCTCTTCTTTACTTTGTGTTAACGGCCTATGGTTTAACTCAACTTCTCTGTTATGGAAAGATCTTTGGCAAGATTAGACCGGAAGGATATTTTTGGAGATGCCCAATGTGCATCGGTTTTTGGGTTGGAGTCTTTTTGTGCGGTATAAACCCTTTCACAGAACTATTTACCTATGAACTTACAGTTATAAATTTTTTAATTTGTGGGTGGATAAGTTCAGGAACTTCATATATTTTAAATATGATTTTCGGTGATTGTGGCTTTAACATACATCACCAGAAAGGGGGTGATTAGAAAATGTTAGAAACGTTAAAAAGATGGATGCTCCAGCCAGTTCGTCTATGCAAAAACGGCTGTATGCCCGCGCGGGTGGCGCCCGCATTTTAATTTAAAGGAAATAGAGACATGTCTAAAGTTTTGCTCAGAGAATATTATGAACTTTGTGATGGCGGCATTTGTCAGGATTTATTAACTGAATCCGAGAAGGCCGAAGTCGCCAATGGAGGAATGTATCTTGTGGGCATGCTTCAATGTGGAGATACCAAAAATGGAAATGGCCGAGTATACCCTACCAAAGTTTTGGCAAGAGAAATTAAAAATTATCAAAAATTAGTTGATGAGAATCGCGCTTTGGGAGAATTAGATCACCCGGATGATTCTGTCATTAATCTTAAAAATGCTTCTCATATGATTGTCAATATTTTTATGGATGGACCCAAAGTAATGGGGAAAGCTAAAGTTTTGGATACACCCTCCGGAAAAATTCTCCGGTCACTTGTTGATTCTGGAGTTAAGCTGGGTATATCATCGCGGGGATTAGGGTCAGTTCATGAAGGCCGCGAAGGGACAATTGTAGAAGAGGATTTCCAACTTATTTGTTTTGACTTCGTTTCCGAACCGTCTACCCCCAACGCATATATGGAGTTGCGTGAAGGGAAAACTCTATCAGAACCCAATATTTTTACCAAAGCTGACCGAATTAATCGAGCTTTGAATAATGTGTTGGGGAATAAATAAATGAGCAAACTGTGGTGCAGCTTTGATAAGCACAAGCTTATGACGGAAAACTGGCGCGAATTTATCCAAGAGGAAGAGGGGTCGACCGTTATTGGGGATGCTGACGAATTAATGAAGTTAAATTTGAGAAATTTTATTGATCAAGTACAGCTTAAACCGAATCAAGCCGCCATACTGAACGGATTGGGCGACGGCGCCCTGAATGATGATAAATTTACTGTAGAGAGTGTCATTGTGACGTGCCGCGATTTGCGCCCAACACAAAATGAAGTTGTGATGTCAAAATCTCTGGAATACCCCCTGGTCCATGCCGGAGATTTTATAAAATACACTTCCAGCAATGGCCCTTTTAAGGTAGGTCCACCCGGAAACGACGCCATCATTACTTTTGGGGGCAAATATGTTATCGATGGTCACCATAGATGGTCGGCTTTATATTGTTGCAACCCCGACGCACAGTTACATGCATTTAATATTAGCAAACCGGGTGAAACAGCCGATGACGTGCTCAAGGGAGCCCAAGCGGCTATTATGCACGCGTTGGGTCGCATACCGGCCAATAAAGGAGGGGGCATCAACCTTTTCACTGTTGACCAAAAGACAGTTTTGGAGTATGTCCACATGCTGCTCAAGAAACATCCTAAAAGTGCCCAAACCCTTCACAAATATTTAGAAGAAAAGGGAGTTTTGAAAGAATACCGCCAAATGGGGACACAGTTAGTTTTTAAACCTCTGACAACCCGCGTAATATGGCCCAATATTAAAGTTTTAAAGACAGAAAGTCCCCCAATGGACTCGGCAACTAGCCGACCATTCATGCCCCAAACTGATATGGTAGGAGGAGTGGTAGCCGGCGGTGAAACCCCAGCAGCTTTGGAACCCTTAGTGAGGGGAATAATAAATACCGAAAAACCATTCCGGAAAGGCCGGCGAGGCTCGTCAATCAACCTGAATCGATTAAAAGGCCAAAAAAAGTAGCAGAATATAAGGAAAGGATTTAAGATGAAAAGAAGCGAATTAAAAAAGGTTTTAAAACCTCTTATCAAAGAATGTATCAAAGAAGTTATCTTTGAAGAGGGCGTCTTGTCGGGACTTATAAGCGAGGTGGTTCAAGGTTTGGCCGGCCAACAAATGCTCACAGAAACTACCCATGTGTTATCACAACAAAATCCTCCCGCCGCTCAATATCAGCAAGAGGAGGTAGATCCTCATCTTCACGAAGAACTCGAAGAAAGAAAAAGAAAATTAGAAGAATCTATGGGATCTCAATTCTCTGGTATTTTAGACAATACCCAACCTTTATCCAAGGGCGGGTCTCTAAACGAATCACCGTCCCAAAGTCCCCTGTCGGCTTATGCCCCTAATGACCCGGGCGTAGATATATCCGACCTCGTGCAGATGGCTGGGGGGCAGAATTGGAAACATATGATTTAAGAGTGACTAAAGGTAATATTAGTCAGTTATTTTTAGCAAGGAGAAACCAATGGCAAAAAAACCTGCACACGTTTTAGTGAGCCCCCGAGGTCGTAATGATACTCCTCAACGGATGATTAAACGATTTATAAAAAAAGTTAAAAAATATAAAATAATAGAAAAATGTAGAGAAACGATGCGATACGAAAAACCTTCTGAAAAGAGGCGTAGACAGCGGAAAAATCGCGACAGACTTATTAAAAAAGCGAATGAAGAGAATAAAGAAAAACAACCAACTAATTATAATAGAAAGAACTAGGAGATCTCCAAATGGCAACCAATAGCTATAAAAGCGGCCTCGGAAACGCGGCATCTTATCAGGTTTCGGGCCTGCCTTGGGTCTCTGGAGCAATCGATGTCGCGGCCGAAGTGGCTGCTAGCGGAGGCCCCATGCTGGTTCAATTCCCATATGTCACACAATGGCTTACCATCCATAACCATGATACAGCGAATGATTGTTTCATGGCTTTTGTCTCGGGAGGTCTGCCATCCGCCGGCGGGACTAACTTTATAAAAATAAACGATGCAGGCCCAACACATCCAAACTCGCCCACTCCACTGCGCTGGAAAGTTACTGAAATATGGATAGAGGGGCCATCGACAGATATTGATATTTTAGCCGGCCTCACCGGAATTTCACCAACTCAGATTTTTGAAAATTGGAGCGGTAGTGCAGGCGTTGGGTAATTCAAAGGAGCAAGGATAAATGGCAACCAATAGCTATAAAAGCGGGCTTGGAAACGCGGCCTCTTATCAGGTTTCAGCACTCCCTTTCATTTCGGGTGCAATAGACGTAAATGCGGAATCAACAGCCGGCACTGTACCGTTTAGAGTTTCTTTCCCATATGTCACACAATGGATTACCATCCATAACCATGATAATACGCTCGGTCATAATGTTTTCATGGCTTTTGTTTCTGGCGGTCTCCCATCGCAAGGTGGCACTAACTTTATTAAAGTTATTGACGCTGGCAACCCGGGCCCGCCCAATTCACCGCCGCCATTATATTGGAAAGTTACTGAAATCTGGCTAGAGGGAACAGCTGATGAAGTTGATATCGTTGCAGGCCTCACCGGAATTTCACCAACTCAGATTTTTGAAAATTGGAGCGGAAGCTCGGGAGTCGGGTAAGTCGCAGAGAGAATGCGGGAAACCTCCCATAAAAAGGGTCATTTGCTTTTTATAAACACTATTTATTGATGAACAAATTTCCAGAGGGAACTCATTAATGTTATCATTACTAGACCAGGCTATTGTGGACGCCGGCGCTCTCAAAGAGGCAGCTATTAAAAATGCTGAAGCCGCAGTTATCGAAAAATATGCGCCGGATATTAAAAGGGCGGTGGAAACTCTTCTAGAACAAGAAGATGGTGACGAATTCAATATGGGATTGGGAGCTGATGAAGAGGCTTTAGAGGTTGACAGCGAAGATGGGCTAGAAAACTCAGAAATAGTAGATGAAATACCCCTAGCCATTTCCCCCGAAAAAGAAACGGATGTAATCGAGTTAGATCTAGGAGAATTAAGCAAATTGGCTGATAAATTAACAGCCGATGAAATGGGCAATCAAATGTCCCATAAGGTCGCAGCACCAGATGACCCCGAAGGTATGCGTCCCCCTCCTTCTCACGATGACTCTAGTCCAGAAAGTGTTCCTGTGCCTATCTCTCTGGAAGAAGAAGAAGAAATGGATATAGATGAGCTTCTGGAAGAATTAATAGTTGATATAGATCCTAAAAGTATCGGAACCGGGAAATTTACACCCGATGGTATCTTAGATTACCAGGAACAATTAAAATTAGCTCATATGGCTGGCACCCAAACCCAAGCCGAGCTAGAAGAATTACGAAGTGCGATCGAGCGTTTAGCAGAAGAGAGAAATAATATTATTTCTAAAAATAAAAAGCTGCTTAGGACGGTTCGAAGCCTTCAAGAAAAGTTTGAAAAAGTTAACCTCTCAAATGCGAGGTTGCTTTACACGAATCGAGTTTTGACAAATAACTCCCTGAATGAGCGACAAAAAATGAAAATTGTTGAATCTTTGTCAGCCGCCGATTCAATCGAAGAAGCCAAGGTAATCTTTGAAACCCTTCAAAGCGCTGTGGGCAGCATCCATCAACGGAAGCCGCCACAATCACTGCGCGAAGCTATTCATCGACCCTCCAACGTTTCTTTGAGACGAGAGCCGAAATCAGCAGAGAGTCCAGAAGTGTCTCGAATGCAGATTTTAGCAGGCATTAAGAAAAATGAACAACAATAAAGGAGAATTTTACAATGTCAGTACTTAAAAAGCTAACTGAAGGCATTGTTCGTCGCGATCTTTCTAAGGACGGTGAAGCACTTTTAAATAAGTGGAAACGCACTGGTCTTTTGGAGGGCATTCAACACGATCGAGGCCAACATGGAATGGCAGTCTTGCTTGAGAACCAAGCAAAGGAACTTCTTCGTGAAACCAGCACTATGGCTGGTGGAAGCGTGGAGGGTTTTGCATCTGTTGCATTCCCAATCGTCCGTCGAGTCTTCGGCGGCCTAATTGCTAACGATCTCGTTAGCGTTCAGCCCATGAGTTTACCCTCTGGTCTGATCTTCTTCCTAGATTTTACCGTGGACACCCTTACGGGCGCCGCACGTCTAGGATATCCAGATGGATCATCCATTTATGGTCAAGGGGCAATCGGCTCCCAGATCACGGGTGGCGTTTCGCTCAGAGGAGCCCTCGCGGAAGAAAGCTTTTATTCTTTGAATAATGGTTATTCCTCTCCTACGGGTTCTTCCGTCGGCCTTAACTTTGCAGTAGTGGCCTCGGGTACAGTTGGTAATGCGGGCACCTGGACTTCAACTACAACCGCTGGTACCACGTTCGCTGGTACTGGATATGGAACTTTGCAGGATGCATTAGTTCGCTTTGATCCTGATTTGAGTGGATCCAACGTCGCTGTGGCTTTGGGTACTCTTGCCCAGTTCCAAGGTGGCGCATTGATTTCACCGCACGTTCCTGACGGGCAGTTGAATGTAAAGGACTATATTACCATTACAATCACCAACCTCACCAACCCGGTTAATCCCCAGGATACAGGTCAGCAAGTTCGTCGATTGACGCGAGATGACTTGGATGGTGTTGCCCCGACAACCAATATTGCTACCGATCTCTATTTCGTTTGCGCAGCAACCGGTTCAGAGTTAACAACTGACCTTTCCCGTTCTTTGGACAATGCGTCTCAAGGTTCATGGGCAGTTGAAGATGACTTCCAGCAAGGTGGTGCTTTAGGCGCTATCGTAGGTGACCCTGCATGGGGCTTGGAAGACAACGAGCGCATCCCCGAGATTAACATTCGAGTTGATTCCGTGGCTGTTACAGCAATGACCAAAAAGCTCAAAGCTAAGTGGACGCCAGAATTGGCTCAAGACTTGAATGCGTATCACAATCTCGATGCCGAGGTTGAGTTAACGTCTATCCTGTCCGAGCAAATTGCGCTGGAGATCGATCAAGAGATTCTCGAAGATCTGGTCAAGGGTGCAACCGCTGCTACTCTGTTTTGGTCACGTCTTCCTGGTAAGTTCGTGGATCGTGAGCGAGGTACCGTTATTAACGCTGCCGGCGCGCAACCATTCCCAGATTTCACGGGTAATGTAAGTGAGTGGTATGAAACCCTCGCTGAAACTATCAATGATGTCTCAGCACAAATCCATCGCAAAACTTTGCGAGGCGGTGCCAACTTCGTGGTGACCTCGCCGGAAGTTGCCAACATTCTTGAGTTTACGGCAGGATTCCGTGGGCAGGTTACTCATGACGACGATCGAGGTTCCATTGGAACCGTTAAGGTCGGAAATCTGAGCAAGAAGTGGGATGTATATGTAGATCCTTATTTCCCCCGGAACGTTGTTCTGGTAGGTCGTAAGGGATCTTCTTTCCTCGAAAGCGGATATGTATACGCGCCATATGTGCCACTCCAGATGACTCCGACCATTTTTGGACCGGAAGACTTTGTGCCGCGTAAGGGTGTTATGACTCGTTACGCCAAGAAGATGGTTCGACCAGATATGTATGGTCTTGTCGTTGTAGAGGATTTGCTAGGTTAGTGAAATAGGCTAGTTAAAAAACTTAAATATATACCCTCCTCTGGAAACAGAGGGGGGTTTTGTGTATATAAAAACTATTTAAAGATGGAGGAACCTATATGGCACTACCCGTTTTAACCCCTATAAGTCAGATGAGCAAATCTATTTTGCCTATCACTGGCACCGCTGCGAATGTTGGAACCACACTCCCTCTCTCTATTTATGGAGTCGTGGGAGAATCCTTATATGACGCAAACTTCGTTTCCGGCGCGGTAGACCAGGTGGCCTATACTTATAAAAAACTAGGAGGAGATGTTTTAGATATCGAACTCAAGGAAGGTAATGTATATGCTAATTATCAGGAAGCAGTTCTCGAATACAGTTATCTAGTGAACCTTCATCAGACAAAAAATGTTCTTTCTGATGTTTTGGGTCAACAGACAGGGACTTTCGATCAAGATGGTCAGCTTCTCACCGGGCCCGCAGGTGTTAACCTAAAATTCCCTCGCTTTACTTTCCAATATTCTCGCAGAGTTGGCGATGGCTATTCTCATGAGGCTGGGTTCGGAGGAACTATTCCGATCTATTCGGCTTCTTTTAATCTGCGTCAAAATATTCAAGATTATGATTTACAAGCTATTATTTCGCAATCTGCTACAAGTCCAACCTCAGACTTTTTTGGGGTGGTTGGAGATAAACGATGTATCATCCGCAAAGTTTATTTTAAAACGCCTCAAGCAATGTGGCGCTTTTTCGGATATTATGGCGGATTAAATGTAGTGGGTAACCTTTTGTATTATGGTCAATATACTGACGATTCTACTTTCGAAATTATTCCGGTGTGGCAAAATAAACTTCAAGCCATGGCCTATGAAGATCACTTATGGACACGATTATCTCATTATTCATATGAGCTAAAAGACACAAGATTAAGAATTTTTCCTACACCTCAAGTCATCGATACCTATAATAAAATGTGGGTTGACTTTAATGTCGAGCCAAATGCTTGGGAGAACGACAATGCCTATGATATGGGGATTGATGGAATAAATAACTTAAATACAATCCCTTTTGATAATATACCTTATGAAAATATTAATGCTATTGGTAAACAATGGATCCGCCGATTCTCTTTAGCTTTATCTAAAGAAACATTGGGACAGATCAGAGGAAAGTTTTCTTCTATTCCTATTCCCGGAAACGATACTCAATTGAACGCCACTGAACTTTTGGGCCAAGCCGCGACCGAACAAACAGCTTTGAGAGATGAACTGAAAGAAATTTTAGAACAAGTTACATATAATCAACTTATGAAAGATGACGCAGAAATAGCCGGATCGGTGGAGGCGATTTTTAAAGAAATCCCCATGCTTATTTATCAAGGATAATCTAATACATGGCAAATGACGATGAATGGAACGATGGCCCTCGCAAACCCAACCCCGATCAGGGGAAGTGGGAACAGCCCGAAGCCCCCCCTCCACCTCTCTTTTTGGGAGAAAAAGAAAGAAATTTAGTTAAACAGGTTAACGATGAATTGCTCGAAAGAGTGATAGGCCAACAAATAGTTTACTACCCGATTTCCCGAGATAAAAGTAACTATCATTCGCTTTACGGGGAAGCCATCGAAAAAAGTTTTTTATCCCCCGTTAGAGTTTATGCTTTAATTGAGTGGCCAGATGCAACTACAGTTTATGCAGATAATATGGGGTTGGATAAGGAGTGGCATTTAACTATTCATTTCCATCGTAGACGGTTATGTGAGGATCAAGATACCTTCGTCCGCGAAGGAGATTTTATTTTATATGGGGAAACTTTGTATGAGATTACTAAAACATCTCTACCGCGTATGCTTTTTGGGCAAGTCGAGCATGCATTTGAAATATCGGCCGTCTGCCTAATGGCTAGAGAGGGACTTTTTGATGCCCAGTGAAAAAGAAAAATATAAAGGTTATCGGGAATATTTTACAGATGATAAAATAGCTGTACAGGATGAAAATCCGCAGCAAGTAGTGCAGCCCATGGCGCTTACCCCCTCAACTATTGAAACCATAGATAGAGCCCTCTTCAACTGGGTTAAGAGTGATTTAGATATCTTTGCTACCACCAATAAAGGGTGGAAAAAAGTAAATCTTATATGGGTAGCCAATGAAAGAGCATTCCAAATAAAAGATAACAAAGATATGCGGGATGCGAACGGGCGCCTGATACTCCCTTTAATGACCGTCAATAGAACCTCGCTTATTAAAGACCCAAATATGAAGGGAGTGGCTTGGGCTCATATCCCTCCCAAAAACGATGCCCAAGGGGGAGCGGTTCCATATGCGCGCAGGATCAATCCAGATAAAACTTCTAACTTTAATAATGCTGACGCAAATAAATTAACGAAAGGGAGGGATGAGAATTTTCCTCTCCCGAAGACTAAAACTGTTTATGATACTTTATATTCCCCGATGCCCGTGTATGTGGTGGCCAACTATGAGCTTATTTTGCATGCGGAATATCAGCAACAATTAAATGAAATGTTTTCTCCTCTTATGGTACGAACTGGCCAAATTAGTAACTTTTTTATTGAATGGGATGGTCACCGGTTTGAAGGCTTCATAGAGGGAGACTTCGGAATCGAGAATAATACTTCTAATCTCGGAGATGAAGAGAGGATCTATAAAGCCACTATCAATTTAAAAATATTGGCTTATTTGCTCGGCGCTGGAAAAAACGAGCGCCGTCCATCGTATGCTACTCGGGAATCTTTCGTACAAGTTCAGATCCCTCGTGAGAGGGTTATTTTTGGAGATGCACGCCCATGGGACAAGCCACCCACAAAGAAATGAAGTCTATAATTATATAGATTTTGAGTTTTTATTAGACTATTTATAGGTTGAAAGCCATAGAATGTCAAGGTCCATATTTTAGGATAGGAGAACTATTACATGTCCGTTAAGAAATTTAAATTTGTATCACCGGGGATATTTCTCAGCGAGGTTGATAACTCCCAGGTACCCGCCGATGATGAGGCCATGGGTCCCATTATTATTGGGCGCGCCCCCTTCGGGCCAGCTATGCGCCCGATCAAGGTGCAATCTTTTTCAGATTATATTCAACTTTTTGGAAATCCAGTTCCTGGACGCACTGGCGGAGATGTCTGGAGAAAAGGCAATCGCGCAGGACCTACCTACGGAATGTACGGAGCTAAAGCCTATTTTGAACCGAACGTAGGTTCGGTTACATATTTACGTCTTCTAGGATGTCAGCACTCTGCCGTCGAATCACCGGCCGGCCTCGCTGGTTGGGAGACAACGAACGATAATACCACAACAATTAACGATAACGGCGGCGCCTATGGACTCTTTATTTGCCAAAGCGGTACCGTTAATCCAAGACAAGGATATCTTGGAGGAATTTTTTATGTTGAATCAGGCGCCGTTGTTTTAACTGGAAGTTTGGCATCTTCCGGCTCGGGCCCCGCCGGCTTCAATGTGACGGGCGGTACCTGTGGACTCTGGGAGCCAAATGTTGCTTCTAACTTTGAATATAGAGCTTCTATTTTAGATGACTCCGGCGCGGTGGTGTATACGACCAACTTTAACTTTAATGAGAGTTCGGATACTTTTATTCGAAAAGTATTTAATACCAACCCACAACTAACCAACGCAGATGTTGTCGACAGCAGCGGGTTTTCTCAAGGACAAAATCTTTATTGGCTTGGAGAAAGTTATGCGAGCTGGATTAATTTAAAAGCTGATGAGAAAACCGTTGCTACCGAACGTATTATTGCGGCCAACGCTTATGCTACTTTGGTTCCTTTGGAACAACCAGGAGTAAATGGTCATAACAAAGCTGATTATCGTATCCCTTTCCAGGAAGCAAAAACTGGATGGTTCTTTAGTCAGGATATATCGACCGATTCGGCTTCATTCGCGCCCGATAAAATGCCGCAACTTTTCCGCTTCCATTCGCGAGATGGGGGACGTTGGATTCAAGACAATCTTAAGGTGTCCATCTCCAATATTACGGCTGGAGATGCCGCATCCAGTATTACATCTTTGCAATACGGAACATTCTCCGTTATTCTACGATCAGCTTCTGATACTGATAAGGTGCCAGAAGTAGTAGAGCGCTATGATAAACTTAGCTTAAATCCAGCTTCTCCAGACTATATTAAAAAGAGAATTGGTGACAAATTTATGATTTGGAGTGATGTCCAAGATCGATTATTAGCCAGGGGAGATTATAATAACCAATCACGATATGTTCGTATTGAAATGAATAATGTATTGGACGATGGCGGTTTTGATCCCGCTTATCTTCCCTTCGGAGTTTATGGTCCTCCCAAATTTAAATCTTGTCTTGTAGGATCTGGTTCAGTTTGCACGGGATCTGATGCAAGTTGGGTCAATGGAGGTACGAACTCTATTTATGCCATCACAGGCGCCGGAGCCGGTATTTCCACCGGCTCTGCTTCGGTTTTTGGAATTCCTCAATATACCGCATCCTTAAACTTCCCAGAAGTTGCATTGCGACACACTTCCTCTGCCGGCAAGACTAATCTGGACCAGGCTTATTTCGGCCTAACCACTCAGTTGAATATGGAAAGCGGAATCAACGACCTCTATGATAACGGGTATGCAGATTACTTATGGCCAATTCCTATGGCTTTGGCTGAAACGAATACACTGACCCACGAGGGCCCGGGATATGAGCCTCAGTGGGTGTTTACGCTAGATGATTTGGTGGTCGGACAGACTTCATCTGCCGGAGATATTACCGAAGTATTTTGGATCTCTGGATCCAGAAATGACATGTCATCCATAACCGCAGGAACAGCCTCATCTGGGTCACCGAATACTTTTCAAGCCGTATTGGACGCAGACTGTAGTCGATTTACAGCCCCATTATTCGGAGGTTTCGACGGATTGGATATTACTGAGCTAGAGCCATTCCGGAATTCTTTGTTAAGTTCAGTAACTGAAACTAGTAGCTCTCCTTATTACACATTGCGCCGGGCGATGCAAACAGTGGCGGATCCAGAGTTTGTGGAGTGCAACCTAATCACAATGCCAGGAGTGACAGAAGAGAGTTTGACAACGGATCTGATTGAGATATGTGAAGCACGAGCAGACGCTTTAGCCTTGATTGATATTCCGCATGTATACACCCCTTTCACTGAAAACGACAACCCTGCATCCTCGCGGTATGGTAGTGTTACATCGGCCATTTCATCCCTGAAATCCCGACAGCTTAACACTTCCTACGCATGTACTTACTATCCATGGGTACAGATCAGCGACACGGATGCGAAGAGAACGCTGTGGGCTCCCCCTAGTGTTGCTATTTTAGGCGTGTTCGCCACATCTGAAGACAAAGCGGCCGTTTGGTTTGCTCCCGCAGGATTCAACCGAGCCGGCTTGAGTGCCACATCGGCCATCCCGGTAATAGATGTTTCTGAACGACTTGTTTCAAAAGATAGAGACCGGCTTTATGAAGCTAATATTAATCCGATTGCCAAGTTCCCAGCTGAAGGAATCGTAGTTTTCGGCCAGAAAACTTTACAGCGCACTCAAAGCGCACTGGACCGAATTAATGTAAGGCGCTTGATGATTTATATCAAAAAGAAAATATCACGAATCGCCGCCACTGTTCTTTTTGATCAGAATGTTCAAGTGACATGGAATCGTTTCCTGGCCCCCACGAATGGATTCTTGGCCCTGGTACAGGCCAACTTAGGCTTAACCGAGTTTAAAGTTGTCTTAGATAGCACCACCACCACCCCGGATCTGATTGATCAGAACATTCTTTATGCAAAGATATTCTTGAAGCCAGCAAGGGCAATCGAATTTATTGCAGTTGACTTTGTTATAACTCGGACTGGAGCTTCTTTTGATGATTAAAAATATTTTTCATACTACTTATCCATACCAACCCAGGGAGATCATGACTCATGCCCGCAGTATCTAATTTTTGGACCACCCCCACAGGCGGCGACGGAAGAGATCCGAAAAGACAATATAGATTTCTTGTCTATTTAAATGGGATGGCCTCCGGCGCGACATGGTATGCCAAATCATGTAAAAAGCCCGAGATTACAATCTCGTCCATCGAACATAACTATTTGAATCATAAATTCTACTATCCCGGTCGCGTAGAGTGGGGTGAAGTTAGCGTAGTTTTAGTAGACCCAGTATCTCCAGACGCAGCTGCCCAAACCGCTAAGATAATCCAAGCTTCCGGCTATTCCCCTCCGGCGACCCCGAATGATACAACCACTATATCAAAGGCTGCCGCCGTCCAAAACTTGGTAAGCGTGATAATTCAGCAAATCGATGGAAAGGGTGCGATGGTGGAGCAATGGACGCTTCAGAATGCCTTCATTATCGGAGTGTCTTATGGAGAGTTAGATTATAGTGGAGACGACTTAACCGAAATTACGCTCAATCTTCGTTATGATTGGGCCGAATTGAAAGATTCCACTGATAAGGAATGGTTCGCTGCGGTTGTAACTCCAGTAACGAAGCCAACGCCAACATAGTGATAACCAACAAAAATAAAATTAACATAGAGGTGTTATTTGGCTAGAAATAATAGGGAAAGGACAGGAGGCGCCGCGAAGGGCAGCCCGAGTCCCGCAAGCACTGGAGCCGGTGTACCCGAAAATGGCTCTTTAAACTTTTCGATTCCGACAGAATTTGTGGAACTCCCTTCCGAGGGGAAATTATATTCCGACACACATCCCCTGTTTGATCAATCGCATATCGAAATTCGACACATGACAGCAAAAGATGAGGATATTCTTTCTTCACGTACATTGCTAAAGCAAGGCGTAGCTTTGGACCGCCTTTTACAAAATATTGTGGTCAATAAAGCAATCCCTCCCGAGAGTTTATATGTGGGAGATAAGAACGCCATTTTGGTGGCGGCACGTATTAGCAGCTATGGCGCAGACTATAAAACTAATATGGTTTGCCCGACTTGTTATACGAATCAAGAAGTTTTATTTGATTTACAGGAACAGAATATTTATAAAGGTGATGATTTCAAGAATTATGATATTCGATCAACCCCGGAGGGCACCTATATTATAAAAATTCCCACCATGGGTCTCGATATTGAAGTTCGGCTATTAACTGGAAAGCAGGAAAATCATCTAGCCAAACAGGCAGAGAAAAAGAAAAAACAGAAACTTCCAGAAACGATGACAACCGATCAATTTAAAGTTATAATTGTCTCAGTCAATGGCCATACCGAAAGATCAAATATTACATCTTTAATTGATTTTATGCCGGCGAAAGACGCGCGCTACCTTCGAAGCGCCTATGAGTGTATCAATCCCAAGTTAGATTTAAAACAACATTTCACTTGCGAAACTTGCGGATTTGAGACTGAAGCATTGGAGGTTCCGTTTACGACGGACTTTTTTTGGCCTAAACAATAAATATATTGAAAGTGTATATGAAGAAATGTTTCTGCTCCAATATCATATGGGGTGGTCATTTATAGAAGCCTACAACCTTGCTATCACCATCCGAAGATGGTATCTGAAACGCTTGCAAACACAGTTTGAAAAAGAAGCTGAAGAGACAAAAAGGGCACAAGGCAACTCGAACCCGGCACGAACTCCTCCAAAGCGACCTCCCGGGCAGTAGATAGGGTCAGATCTTTATAGGTCTGACCTTATTTTTTATATATTTAATACTGGGTGGCTTACTATTTATAATGGAATGAAGGAATTTATTTATGGAATCTCTTAACGAAGAACAACTCGTATCTATAGAAATTGATTTGGATGAACTAAAAAAGAACCAACTTAATGAAAGTTGGTTAGCTATGTTTGGCGGTGTTATCAAACTCATACTAGGCAAAATGTTTTCTCCAGCCTATGTCAAGCCTGCAGGCGGCTTTGTTAGTGTTAGGGGATCCCGAAATGAGGTTAATTCTTTTGCTCGTACTTTAGGCCGCGAAAAGAAATATTTGGAAGCACTTACCAAATTTGGATTAGATGATCCGCGTACTTTTCAAAATAAATCAAAACTCACCTTGGCTATTAAAAACTTTGAAGCTCAAACAGGTTTGATTTGGCCCTTTAAATAATGGGAATATCAAATAAATGGCTGAAAGCGTAGATGATGTATTAAAAAGACTTGGAGTCGCGGAAGATAAACGCGCTGACGTTCATGTTGCCATTGCCAATCAACGCAAGAGATCCACGGAATATCTAGAAGAAGATATCGTAGAGATGCAGAAGAAACTTGATTATGAAGAGCAAATCCTCGGGTCAAAGAAAAGTCAGTTAGAGATTTATGAATTAACAAATAAAATAACGGCCGCCGAAGGCAAGCGCGACGTATTAAGGCTCGAAAACGACCTTGAAAAATATACAATAAATACCGAATCATATAAAATCACTCTAAAAGCACTTAATACAGCCAGGGACCACCTACGCGTCGACGAACAACGCAATGCAAATTTAAGAGAATGGAGGGACACATTCAAGAGTATAACTGGCATTTCCAATGACTGGGAAAATAGTTGGTGGGGAAAACTAGCAAACGACCCGCAGGCTTTTAATCAAGCGTTTAAAGAAACCTTCAACGCAATGAATATTCTTCATTCAACATCAGCTAAGATCGTCGAAGGCTCGATTGCCATGGCCGCTGCCCAGGACCAGGCTTTAGTAGGGTTCAATGTTGCTACGGGAGCCTCTGCGAAGTACGGAGAGGAGTTAATAGCTTTAGAACAGGGTATGTATACTCTTGGTGTGGGACTTGAAGAGGCTTCTGCGACCATGGGCGCCCTGGTTCAAAATGTGTATAACTTAGAGTCTGTATCTAAAAAGAGTCGGGTAGAGCTAGAACAAACAACAGCACTCTTAGAAAAAATGGGAGTAGACGCAAGTGTCACCACCCAAAACTGGCAGTTCCTCACAGCCGCGATGGGAGTCTCTGGCGAGCAAGCTACAAAAATGCAGCAAGACATGTTTTTAACCGCTCAATCTCTTGGTCGACCAGCGAAAGAAATGGCTACGGCATTCGAAGCCAATCGAAAAGTTATGGCTAAGTTTGGGAAAGAAAGCACCGAGGTTTTCAAAAAACTATATGTTAATGCCACTAAAGCCTCGATGTCGGTAGAACAACTTTTGAGCATCACAGAAAAGTTTGATACTTTTGAGGGCGCTGCTACATCAGTAGGAAAACTAAATGCTATTCTCGGGGGCCCCTTCCTGAATTCAATGGATATGGTGATGTCTACCGATCCAACCGAAAGAATGAAAAAGCTATCAGATGCGGTTAATAATGCGGGTTTAAGTTTCGATGATATGAGTTATTATCAGCGTAAGGCGTTGGCGGACTCCATGGGATTAGCCGATGTTAGCGAACTTGCTCTTTTAATGGCTGGTGATTTTGATACTATGACTGACAGCCAAGAAATGAGTCAAGAACAATATCAAGAACTCGCCGCCCAAACAAAAGACTTTAATACGGTTATGGATGAAATGAAACAAATCGGCCGTATGTTGGTGGTTGATTTCTTACAGCCCCTTGTCACAGTCCTCAAAACAGTATTTGAATACCTGCAAATGGCAGCACCCGTGATCAAAGTATTAGCTGTTGGTATCCCCGTCCTATCAGCCGCCCTGGCGATCAATGCAATAAAGTGGAAGGTACTCGCCGGCGCCATCAGGGAGACCAATTTTGCTATGAAAATGGGCCCGGGCGGGTTTATTAGTCTGATGGTTACATTAATAGCAATGAGTACTCAAATGAATGGGTTTTTTAGAGTCCTAACGGCTGGTCTTATAATGGCAACAGCAGCGTGGATGGCTTTGAACGTCGCGAGCGGCGGATGGATGTATATTCTGGGAGGCCTTTTAAGTGTTCTTATCATGCTTATTGCATGGGTATTCCAAAACGATGTCGGGGCCTCCACCTTCCTTGAGGGTCTTTTTAAGATGGGGCATGCTTTTATGGAAATAGGTATAGGTATGTTATTTGCCGCTGCTGGAGTTTGGCTGCTATTACCGGCACTCGCAGCGCTTCTTATGATGTCATTGCCTCTTCTGGCGGCCACTCTACCGGGCGGCGCATTTTGGAGCTTGTCTACTGGTCTGGGGTGGATAGCTGATTCTATGAATAAGATGGATACTACCAAACTGGGAGCATTAACGGGTCTTTTCAAAGCATTGGCTGAAATAACTGGCGAAGCTGCTGAAAATATCAGGGCAATGGGAACAGGAATAGCCGCCATGGGCGCCGGATTTACGATGATGTCGATGAGTCCTTTGGGAATAGCCTTGGCACCGGCGCTCCTCGCGGGAGGGACCGTGACTTCCATTGGTGGTCCACCCCGAGTCCAAGCAGGATCAGGAGCCCGTGGTGCTGTTGGAGGAGTCCGCACAGGAGGACGAGAAAAGCTTTTACCCCTTACGGTCAAAGTGGAGTTGGACGGTAATAAACTGGGTAGTTTTGTGAAGGACGTTGTAGTTAAAGAACTCAATGTTAATAAGGGATAATATTATATGACACTTGTACCTGCCGCAACAACTTATGCTAATAAAAAAGACGCATATATTTATATTGAATATCCTGGTATTGGCTTAACTGGGGACAAGGCCGTCAAATTCAAAGGGTTTTTAACAGAATATACGGATACCGTGACGGCCAACTGGAACAAAGAAGAACTTTTACAACGCAATGATATGATTGCCACTTATAAAAATACAACCCGAACTGTTTCCATAGGTTGGAGTGTGCCCTGCAACGACGAGGCCGACGCCAAACTCAATTTGCAACAAAATGCTATTATGATGAGGATGCTTTACGGGTCCTATGCGATACCCCCCGGGATGCCAGCCGGAGGGGAAAAGAACCTTGCCCCAGGAACTCAAATTCTTCAGCAACCCCCTCTTCTTAAGGTGCGATTTGCTAATTTGCTTAAAGAAAAAACTGGCGAAGGTTTATACGTTGTTGTTTCTTCTTTTTCTTTTTCGCCCGATTTGGAGGCTGGTTTTTTTGATTCGAAATCAGGCCAATTTTATCCCAAATCATGGTCTTTGAGTCTGGAAGGCGATGTATTACATGCCTCCGACTTAGGGTGGACAAGCGAAGGTACGTGGAGAGGAGAAAAAACTTTTCCCTTTTTAGCCGAGGAGTACGAAGTGGTAGGTTCGGATGCCGGTACGGCCACCGGCGGGGGAAACACGAAGCCGGCCGCCGAGACCCCAAACGACGGTTCACAAAATCAGAACGCCGAAGAGGGTTCGGCTGCAGTACCAATCTCCCCTGAATCGGGCGGCCCCGATCCAGCCCCTCCCGCGACACAGCAACAACAAAAACTGACCGAAGCGTCCAAAAAAGCCGATGAGCAGCTGGAGCCCACACCGGTCCCAAGCGATGAGAACGCCCCAACCGACACCGGCGTCGACTACACCGGGCCCAGTAACCAGATGTTGCCCGCCACATAAGGAAATATAAAAAATGGCATCAGGAAGATATAATAGCAGAGTAAAACGTTTTAATAGATCCGAGATTTATGAAGAACTACGAGCAGAGCGAGGGGTTAATCAGATTCAACAATATTTAACTCAACGCATTTATAAAATTACGGAAGAGGATCGAGCATCAATGGCTACAATCCGTCATATTTGGGAGACCGGAGATAGATATTGGAAACTAGCAGCTAGATATTACAAGAATCCCGATTATTGGTGGATTATTGCTTGGTATAATCAAAAACCCACAGAGAATCATGTGAAGCGCGGTGATGTTCTTTTGATCCCGACGCCTCCCGAACGATTAGCCGCAAAATATGTGCGCCCCAAGAATATATAAAAGAAAGGAATTTAAAAAAGAATGGCTAAGAAACTAGAACCAGGCGAACCCGGATACAAAGCGCCGGCCCCCGAAGGGGTCCCTGATGTCGCGCCAGATATCGGGACTAAGGGCGCGAAATCCGGGTTTGGTTCGACCATACAGCAGAATGGCCTGCTTATCCAGGCCGGCGCTCATTTAACTATATATGATCTTATTCAATTCGGCCCAGGGGGCGTCATACCGGACGTTCTTACGCAGGATTTAAATGGAGCGTGGATCTCCCAAGACGCGTCAGCGGGGAGAGATATCCAGGAATATCTTAAGGAAAAACTTACTGGAACGGGGGGAGATACCCCGGCCTCATTTCCTTCGAAGGCCGGATCCGGGTGGAAGAGCCAGCCAGAGATCACGGCGAATATTAAGGGCGCCTACCGTGATAAAAAAACACTGGGGCTGGCGATTTTAGATTGGGCTGGATTTGTAGGTTATCGCTGGATGCAGGGCGCCAAATTGAACACCGAATCCGTTGGCGTCGAAGTCGTCAAAGGCGCCGCGCTTGAAACTACCTACTGGGACAGCCTAGCTGGCGCTTATTACGATCAAGGCGGTAAAGGGTTCACTTATGGAGGTGAATATCTTTCGAATGAGAATAATTATGCCGGCACCACGCGTCTTACATGGGATTTAGCATTAAATATTCCCCTTCATTTGGACAGGGTGCGCCTCATGTGGCAACCCGTCGGAGGAATAAGATCCGAGTTTAACTTCAGTGAGTATTTCTTAACCGCCGACAATGTAACTCCTCATGGCGGTGATTCCACCAGTTTTCCCACAACCGGTATTCACGATCTCAACAACCCAGCCGCGACTGTAACCTTAGATCATTTGCCATTCGGTGGTCGTTTCTTTCTAATGACAACTCAAGAATTCTGCCAAGAAACTGGAATAGACATTCGAGCATTAACTACTGGGAAATTCAAGCCCGTAGATTACAACTATATTTCGGGCGATCGTAAAGACACTCTTCTGAACGAGACTGATGGCGGACCGGAAGTACTCACTCAAGAAATGGTTGAGGACGCCGGCGCCGATTGGACAATTATTTATAATCGCCGCGATGCACGAAAGGATTTGATGAAAAAGGAGGGCGCCGCTAGCGGCAACTACGGTTCTAAGCTAACTCCGGCCGATATTTTAGCTTATAACTATTTTTATATTAATGAAGATAAAGCCCAAGCCGCCTTTAATGTTCCCAAAGAAATCGATACTTTAAATGATATCCTAGCTCATCCAAAAAGCACCCCCGAAGATATCGCAGCTGCAAAGAAGAAAATCAAGTCTAAACTTAAAGCCGCGAAAAATCGATGTGACCCGGCTGGGGATATAAGCCCATACGGCCGCGAGGGGAGTAGCACTGCCGAGCTAGCTTTTAACGAAAAATGTGTGTTGGCTGCTAATTTAACTTGGCTAGCCTACGCGAACCGTATGCGAGGATTTCGAATTAAAAAATATAAACATATTGAGTTAACAGATGGCAGCCCGCCGGATTTTATAAATAAACTTTATATGCAAGAAGGATTCATGGAGTTTGCTCACAATAGTACAAACCTCCAGCTTTCCCATATGCTACCATTTTATCGCTTTTATAAAATAACTTACGACGATGGCTGTCCTAATGATCAAGTGGAAATAGTTTTTCCTCAAAAATCTGATTTACTTTCGATGATTAGTTCTCATGGGCGCGGGCAAGTGGGGGTTAAAAATATTGAGTGGAAATATATTAGCGACAATGTGTCAACTGTTCGAAACGATATAGAAGCTACTGTAACTTTATTTTTCCAAAATTTTAATGCCTTAACGGAGGTACACGACCCGGGTGATAGACAATGGC